ACCGACCCAGTTGATATAAGACAGGTAGCTGTATATAGAAGCAATATGATTTCTCCTCTAGAATTTTCTAATAAGGTACATAGTATACTAAGAAACTATGGTAATCCTCTAGCATTAATTGAGCGTAACAACTGCGGTGCTCAAGTTGTAGATAGACTAGCTGTAGATTTAGGCTATCCTAAGATTGTATCATATGGTAATATAGCTGCTCATAGAAAGAATCGTATGCAGGGCATGATAGCTCATACAAACACAAAGCATAAAGGTGTTCTTAATATGCGTTATTGGATTAATGATTGCAAAGCACTTACTTTAAAGGATGAGAGGACTCTACATGAGTTAAGGCATTTTGTTCGTTACCCTAACGGCACTTGGAAAGCTCGTCATGGTGAAAATGATGACCTGGTAATGGCTCTTCTGTATTCACTGTATGTATTAGATAGTGATATAGCAGAAAAATACTTTGATATCAATGAGGTTGATGCAACCGGTAGACCTAAAGTTATTTCACCAATGGACTTTGGTGTAGCTCTCTTTGAAGATCCTACATCTATCTATACAGATAATGAAGTAGTAGGGGATGGTAATCATAATCTGACACCTTGCTTTTTTGGTATGGATTCCTCACAGCAATCAGATGATATGTCTGATTTAGAAATGAACGGCTTTGCACCGTTACAATAAATATACATATGGCAACTAACTCTAACAACCAATCTTTTCTTAACAAGAGTCGTCTTGATAAGTTTATAATGGTATTCCAAGTACCACAAGCTCTTAAGAAGATTGAGAGTAAGACAGAGAGACGTACCTATAATTTAAATGAGGATGCGTTTCAGTTCTCTGTATACGGTTCTGTTGTTCCAGAGATTACTGTACCATCTATTCAGATAGGGTATGCAGGATCAAATCTATATAACTCTGCTCATGCAAAAGAACCATACCCTCCTGTTACAGTTAACTTCACAGTAGACAATGAATTTAATAACTACTGGACTATTTATAAATGGTTAGACTTAATGCATGATGAGAAAGAGGGTCTCTATGATGTAGATGACCTGTCTATAGATGAGCGTTTTGCATCTTATCAAACTGATATGACTCTATATGGTTTAGATGAATATGATAATAAACGTATTAAGTTTACTTATACAAAAGCTTTTCCTATAAATGTTGGAGCAATGAACTATAATTATAGAGACTCTGCAGAGATTGAAAGCTCAATGACGTTTGTATACTCACAGATACATTCCGAGCTAATAAATTACTAATTAAATTTGAGATTTGACAGATTTATGCTCAAAAAGGCATAAATAATGTTATGGCTAGACGAACAATTCAATCTCCCGGTGTAGAGATTCGTGAAAGTGATTTATCACTACGCACGGCTCAGACCGGGACTACAACTTATATAACTGGGTTTGCCTCTGAAGGACCAACAGATGAAGTTATTGGACTTGGAAATATCTCCGAGTTCGAACAAATCTATGGTACTCCGAAGACACCAGCTGAAAGATATTTTTATCACACGGCACGTGCTGCTCTCAACTCCTCTGGATCACTTCTTGTTAACCGACTACCGTATGGTGACGGTACTGGGGTTGGTACCGATTCAACATCTGTTGGAGTTCTCGCATACCCAGCAATGGTTTGCGATCCATTATCCGGAACCAAAGGAGGATATGCCCTATCAGGAGCTTTATCCGCTTCTAGTGGTCAGACTTATTCACTTAATAGTACAGTATCTGCTAAAACTTACCTAATTGGCGCACCAAAGCACTTCAACATAACAACAGATGAATATTTAAGGGTAAAGTCTGGTGAGCTGTTTGATTGGTCAGACGAAGCTGAGCACAATTCGTTTAGACTCGCATCCCTATCTGCTTTAGGAAACGCAGCATTTATTGTGTTTAACAAAGCACAGACTACCATTAACAACGAGTTTGGTGGCTACTATGTTGGTTTAGCAGATAATACTAATATTAACCCAGCTTCATCTTTTGAAGCTATTAATTCAGTATTAACAGTAACACAATCAGGTGGCAGATCAGGTACTGACCAGCATAGTGGTGCAAGCACCGGTAATTTCGTGGAAATACCTACTAGTCGCTTTGAGTTTTCTCTTACAGCTACACCTGAAAACGGGACTAATCCAGCTACTAATTCCATCTCACAGGTTATGGAAGATCGTATTGTAGGTTATGACATAGCAAATCGTGAGTTTGATGATGCATTAAACATTGGTGTATTTAAGCTACGTCAGTCTACCTTCTCTAAAGAATCTTCTAACCTTGACTACCTTCTTGAAGAAGGTTATAATGGTTCTGTTGGTTACTACCGAACACGTAATTCAGAAAATGGAGGTGCTCCTATTAACTTCTCTCTTGGAACAGTAGAAGATGAGTCACGTAACATTGATATATTGGTTAACCCTTACCTTTCTGATCAATTAGCAGGTGTGCAACTTAAAGATGATGGAACACCACTTAAGAAGATTCGTATTAATACTACTTCTTTCATTACCAACCTTACTAATGGAAATATTCTCTCTACTGCAGCTGGTCTTCCCAATGACTTCTACTCTTACATCGATGGGGGAGGTTTGAATGCCGGCGGCACCGGTACAGGTATTAACACTTCAGATGCACTTCTACCTATTGGGGTGTATGGTGCACCTGCACTAGCAGATAAGAAAGAAGGTAACATTCCTCTTAAGCTTGACCGTGCATTTGATCGTGTTAAAAATGATCGTAAGTTTGATATCGATATTATGGCTGAAGCTGGTCTTGGTACTATTCATGCATATCAACAAACTGGAACTGTCGCTCAGAAAGCTAGTAATTTTGATGATACACAGACCACTACTGCTATTGAAGCATTAAGAACATCTAATGATCCTACTGTTACTACAGCACGCACTGCTTACACTACAATCTTTAATCGCTTTGCAACGTTTGCAGGTCCAGTTAAGGATGGGGGACGAGGTGATATTATCTTCATAGCTGATCCAATTCGTCAATTGCTAGTTAAAGGTAAGAATAGTAAAGTACAGAAAGATCCTAATAGGAATTTCTATACAGACATTTACTGGGGCTTGCGTCATCAGTTCTCTCTAGCTAATACTTCGTATGCTACAGTGTATGCTAACTGGATGTCAGTGTATGATAACTATACTGGATTGCAAACATATGTTCCATCTTCCGGCTTTGTTGCTGCTAAGATGGCTTCAACAGATGCTTCAGTTGGACCATGGGGCGCGCCTGCTGGATTCAATCGAGGTATTATTACTGATGCTTCTGATATAGCAATCACTCCAAACCAACGTCAACGTGATGATCTGTATACAGTCAATCTTAACCCTATTGCCAACTTTGCTGATCAAGGTAATGTAATCTTCGGACAGAAGACATTGCTTAAGAAGCCGAGTGCATTTGATAGAGTTAATGTTCGTCGTACCTTCTTATATCTTGAGAAGATTACGAAGAAGACAATGCAATTCTTCCTCTTTGAGAACAATACATTGTTTACACGTACAAGAGTTATTAATACTTTGACACCGTTCTTTGAGCGTGTTAAAGCTGATGATGGACTATATGACTTCATGCTTGTTTGTGATGATCGTAACAACACTCCAGAGGTCATTGACCAGAACGAGCTTGTTGTTGACATCTATCTTAAGCCAGTACGTACTGCTGAATTTATCCTCGTTAACTTCTCTGCTCTAAGAACAGGAACGAATTTTGAGGAAATCGTATCTAACTAATAGTTCAATAGTTATAAACCATATAAGGGGAGGTCGAAAGACCTCCTCTTTTTTTGTACAATTCACATGTATACTGCATAAATATTAGTATGCCCGTAAACCAGACTATTCAGAATTTCTATCGCGCTGCAGCTGATCGTGACTTCTCAAGAGACTTTCTCTTCAGAGTAACGCAAATGCAGCTTCAAGGTGTTCCAGCTCTTGGTGAGAATGATCTTGTATATGTCAAGACTGCATCTCTTCCAGGACGTAACATTACTAACGTCCCTGTACCTTATATGGGTCTCCAGTTGAACGTTCCAGGTGCTGCTACCTATCCAGGTTCAGATGCTTATGCTCTTAACTTCTATCTTGATGCTGATAGCGAGCTTCGGAACTACTTCGAAGGTGCTTCACGTTCAGTGTTTGATGACCTCAACTCTACCGGTGAGTATGGTACTCCAGATGATGATTTCTTTATCCAACTTGCACAGCTCGACAAAGAGCTTGAGCCAGTAGCTCAATACAAGCTCGTTGGTGCTTCCATTCGTAATATTGATAACATTGCTTATAATATCTCTGATGGAACAGGTGCTACAGTAGAGATTAACTCAACTGTTTCGTACCACTACTATACAAAAGAGCAATAAGATAGATGGCATCGCCAATTAAACAGAGGATTCAAGTCCATCAGGACTGGGACGGTGATATCCCTCTCAAAAATCTTTGGGGGGTGAATTTCTTTCCGCGCGCGGGCATCGCGTCTATGGCAGAAATTGGTGAGAATATTAAACAAACCCTTGATGACTTTCAACCTGGCTCATTTCATGTAGAGACAGATCTTATAAATAGATTTTCTAGTGACGAAGAAGGCTACTTACTTGCACAAGGTGTATCTATGCCTACTGAGAATGTACAAGTAAACACTACTGATATACAAGGCGCAGGGGGATTCATTCAAGGTTACTACAGTGAGTCAAGAGGTAAGTATGGTACCAATGGACTCTCTATTGACTTTCTAGAAACTAATACAGATATTTTTGACTTCTTTATTAAACCCTGGATTGTAGCTACATCTTATAAAGGTTTAATTGAAGATGGTGAGAATGATATAAAATGTAATATAACTGTAGCTCAGTATTCTAGAACAGATGCTTTCTATGGTGATAAATGGGGATCATCTCAGAACCCTAGACGGGGGTTCCATGACTATAAAGTACGTAAGCAAACTAATTTTCATAACTGCGTACCGGTGAGTATGGCGGCTGATCAAATAAGCTATGGTGAGCTATCTGAGAGTGATATTAAGAGATCTGTAGGTTGGACTTTCTCACACTACGATATAAATATTCCCGGGAAGGGATGAGCTTTAATGTTAAGATAAGATTACCAAGTGGTAAAGAGCGTAGAATACCTGAACTTAGCAATCAACAGTATTTAACTATAGTTAAGTTTGCAGTGAATAAAGACTATGAAGGTCTTAATTTATTTTTCGAGAGTATTATACTAGATGCTGATCTTAATATTTTTGATAGATTTTATTTATTAATATATCTACGAATGTTATTTGTTGATGATAAGCTAGTTATTAATAAAGAAGAAAGACAAGTTGATGTTAGTCTTGTTGCATTACTTGACACACTAGAAACTAACTATAAAGATCTAGAAACTAGCTTTATAGAAGATGGGATACAGGTTGTATTAGATTTACCAGCAATGTCATATTTTAATAAAGTAGATGATCTATTTACAGGTTCAATTAAGAATTTGACTATTGGTGATAGGACTCTTAACTTCTATGAGCTTACTAGTAAAGAGCAAACAGATATTCTCGATAATCTACCTTCTAGTATCTTTAATAAGATTAAGGCTTATATTGAATCTATATCAAATGATTTGCTTGATGTAACTGTTATTGCTGAGAATAAATCTATAGGGATTGAACGATTCGGTGTTGATGTTATTGGTAATGGTGCTATTCAATTTATAGGTGATATATTTACTACTGACTTAGATCAGTTCTATAATATGATATACTTTTTCCAAAATATAATTACCCCAGGTTCAGATTTGTTCTTTAAATTGTCACCTATAGAATCTAAAATTATTATGAATCATCATAATAAGAAAATTAAAGAAGAAAACAATCGGCTTGCAAAACAGCAACGGGAGAATAATTAATAGTGTGAAAGCAGATGTAAAGAACTTTTTAGCAGATTTAAAGCAGGTAGGTGAAGCAAATACCATTTCAATTAAGGTGCCATCTACAAACAAGAAGGCAACATTTAAACAGTTTAATGTTACACAACAAAAGAAGCTGCTACGCTCTGCTCTTGATGGTGTTGAAGGTTCTATTGAAACAGGTAGTATTTTTAATAATATAATAAAAGATAACTGTGATGAAGATATTGAGTTTCTGCTATGTGATCGATCTCATCTTCTTCTAGAGATACGCAAGGGATCTATTGGTGATAAGTTTTCGATTGATGAACAGCAGTATAAACTATCAACTCTTAAGCCATATGATATTAAAGAGATCGAGCTTAAAAAGAAGTTTGAAGTTAATGGTATTGAAGTATCATTAAGAGTACCTACTCTAGATACTGATACAAAGCTTAATACAAAATTAATTGCAGAGTTTAATAAGCTTACAGATAGCCAGAAACAGGTGCAAAGTATAGAGTTAGTTCTTATATATGAAATTGTTAAGTATATTGATAGTATTAAAATTGGTGATATAGCTATAAACTTTGATGATATTAGTGTTTATGAGAGAGTTAGTATTGTTAATGAGTTGCCTCTTGCATTAAACAATATTATTATTGATTTTATCACAGGTCTTAAGAAAGTAGAAGAAGAATCTCTTACCTTTGAGGATGGTAAGGTTATAGAGATTGATGCAGGTTTCTTGGCTGCAGACTAAAGCTCTATGATTAAATATCTATGTGGCGTCAGAAGATACAGAAGCTATTATAGATAGTCTTAATATACTTAATGCTCAGAAGCAGATGGCTGCTGATGGGGCAGCTTCCGGGAACACTAAAACTAAAGGTGTTGTAGTTGATAGTAAGTCTGGTAAAAAAGCTAAAGCTGTTAGCCCTACTCTAACATCTAATGAGAATTCTAGATTAGAAAAAGTCTTTAAGATTCTTAAGAAAGTAATTAACCCAGATCCTGAAGCAGGTAAGTCATCTACTAGCTCGAGAGCAACTGAGAAAGAACAAACAGGATCTTCTGCACCAGTGCCAACTACACAGGCGCCTAAAGATGGTAGCTCGTTACTTAAAAAGCTTGGGCTAGCTGCTCTTCTTGCAAGTATTAGTGCTTTTATTGCTGAGTTTTCTGGGCCTATTATTGAGTTTGCTGTAAAAGCAGTAGCTAAGGTTAAAGCATGGATCAAAATTCTTAAGCCTATTGCAAAGACACTATTTAGAGCTGTTAAAGCTATTGGTACTTTTTTTACTGAGTCAAAATTTGGTTCAAGGGTTATAAAGTTTATAAAGGGTGTTAAAGGTGTTGGTGAGTTTTTTGGCAATATTGGTACTAATATCGCAAAGTTTGCATCAAGTGTTGTAGATTTTCTTAAACCAGCAGGTCCAGATGCAGTTAAAATTGGTAAAGGAGCTAAAGGTGCTTTAATGGCATCAAAGGTTGGTCTTAAGTTTTTAAAGTTTTTAAGGTTTCTACCTGTTATAGGTGGTTTGGTTAGCTTTGGTTTTGCATTTGTTAAGTTTAAGAATGGAGATAATGTTGGTGGTATGCTTGAGCTTTTATCTGGAGTATTGAATCTAATACCTCTTGGTTTTACAAATATTGCAAGTGCTTTAATTGATGGTTATATACTATACAGAGACTTCCAACTTGCAAAGCCAGGTAACACTCCAGATAATGTTGATGGTAACATACTTGATAGTATTACAGGATTTATATCAAATAAGTTAATACCAGTTTTGAGATATGTTCCAGGTATTGGTGGTATTATACAACTTGGTGAAGCTGTTGGTAAGTTTGCTGGTGGTGACATGATAGGTGGCTTTAGAGACTTATATGGTGGTTTGTTTGGACTCGTTGGAGGTAAAGGCTTAGGTGATGCTGTTGACTCCGGCTTTGACTTTATTGTTGGTATGTTTGATTCAGATGCCATTGACTCACCTGCAGCTAATAAAGGTAGTACATTTAAAGATTTTACATCAAATATATGGCAAGCTGTTAAAGATAAAGTGAAGAAGTTTGGCACTAAAGTAAAGGACTATGTAATAGATACAATTCCATTCGCAAGAGATCTATTAGGAGATACCGAAGCAGCTGAAGATAATGAAGCATCATCTGGTAATGCTGGTGTAAATATTGTAAAGAAAGTTGCTAAAGCAGGTTTTAATATGTCACCAATTGGACTGGCTGCTAAAGCCGGATCAGCCATAGCCGATTTCTTTATGAATGATGGTATACTTACTCATGGTGGTCAGAAAGTAAGAATTAATAGTAAAGATGATGTACTAGCCCTTAAGACAGGAGGACCTCTTGATAAGCTTTTGAATCCTTCTACACTTGATATTGGTTCAGCACAAGTATTTGATGATATGAGAGAGTTAGGAAAAGCTCAACTTCAGACTCTAGTAGCAATTAAGAATGGTATTAACGCGCTCGTTGCTAAAGGTGGTCAAAGCACATCAGGGCTTATGGAAATTAATTTAAAGCAAAACAAACTTACTAATGCGTTTCGTAAAAATGAACAATATCCTTAAAATTTAATGAGCACGCTACTAATAAATACAAAAGATTCTACTACAAGAGATAGTGTAGATATTGCTGCACCTGGTGTTGATGGTGTCTCAACTATACCATTAAAGGATGAAGATGCACAA